CTCTCGCGCTGTTTTCTGCGAGAATGTGGAGGAACGTGGTAAGATGGGCGAACCTGGGCAGCGTCGAACGGCGTGGCGAAGGGCAAATCGAGTTGACCGCAGACCACCGCAGAGGGGATACTCCCACGATGTCATCGAATGTAAATCCGCCTCCGACGACGCTTCCACCTCGGCCAGCAACGCAGAGAACGAAACCAGATCTGTCCGTGTTCGAGGGCGCGGCGAAACGCGCTGCCGCCACCGAAGCGGGACGACCGACCGACGCGCTGACCAAACTGCCGTCGTGTCCGAAGGAGATGCCCGATGCCGCCCGTCCATTTTACCGCCAGGCCGGTAAGCTGATCTTACAGGCGGGAATCCTGAGTGCCCGTGACATCCCCACGCTGATTTCCTACGCGGAGGCCCAGTGTGAATTGCTGATGATTCACCACATCATTGACCTGGATGGAAGATTCCAGCAATCGGCATTTGGCCTCAAGCCGCACCCAGCGCTGACCGAACGCCGTCACCTGCAAAATCTAGTGCGTCAATATCAGGCGGCACTGGGATTTGGCCCGGCGAGCCGGCTCAAGGTGCAGCCGCCCGTAGAAGAGTCCGGTCCATCGGTCTCATCACGTCCGCAGGGTAAACAGGCATGACGGATACGACCGCATGGAGGCGGAACAAATCTGATGACCTGGCAGTCGAAAACGGTTGCTGGTTCGACGTGATGGCCGGCTCATATGTGGTCTGGTGGATTGAGCGGTACTGCAGGCTGTACGAAGGGGAATGGGCTGGCGAAGCACTGGTTCTCCACTCGGTTGCCGACGAGCCTCAGTGGCCTATGCCGGATCGGTTCTATGCCGATGATGGCGAACCGGACCCAGCAGTTGTGGCGCTGTATCGAGAACGGGCACGTTGGCACAACCAGCAGAGAGATTCCGGCGGCCCAATTCATTGGCAGTACGAGTGCGTGATGCGACTCTTCGGTTGGCAACGGCAGAGCAGTCGTTGGAAGCGTCCGGTGCGGAGATACAGACGTGGTTCTGTGTTCGTCAGTAAGAAAAACGGGAAATCTCCGACCGCATCCAGCATCCTGTTGTATCTGGTTGCAGGCGACGGCGAGTCTGGTAGCAAGGTGTTCATCGCGTCGAAGGACTCCAAGCAGGCCGGCATCATCTGGCAACATTCCTACGAGATGATCATGTCGTCGCCCGAACTCAAGGCCGAGTTCCGAGTGAACCGAACGACCAAACGTCTGACCCACGAGCCGACCAGGTCATTTGCGGAGCCACTGTCGTCAAGCAACTCGCGAACGATGGACGCGAAGGAAGGAATCAACGGCCATGTTCTTGTTGATGAAACCCACGTAGTTGACCGGGGCTTCATGTCGATACTAGAGGGTGCGGGAATCAGTCGCGTGCAGCCGATGCATCTAGAGGTGAGCACCGCCGGCAAAAACGTCAACGGTTACGGGCACGAGCAGTGGGAATACGGCCAGAAGGTCGAGTCGGGCGAGATTAAGGACGACGCATTCTTCTTCGCCTCGTACCACATGCCGCAGGATATAACCGAGGCCACACTGCTCTCCGATCCCGAGAAATACCTGCGTATGGCAAACCCGTCCTGGGGCCACACGATCGATCCCGAAGAGATCTTGAGTACGCTGCACAAATCACGCGCCTCGCGGTACTCCTACCAGAAATTCTTGATGTACCGGGGCAACATCTGGCAATCAACCATCGATGTCTGGGGCGCTTCGTCTGGATGGAAAGACTGCGGGCATGACATATCGCTCGACGACTACGGCGACCAACCATGCGTGATTGGCCTGGATCTGGCGCGCAAATTCGATTTGGCCGGCGCTGTGGTGGCGTTCCGAAACGACGATGGATCAGTAGACATCTTCCCCTTCGCCTGGACCTCGATCGAGGTAGCGAAATCCCGTGCTCCCCAGGTGCCGCAAATGCTGGATTGGATTGATTCCGGCGAACTGGTCGCGGGCGAAGGCGACGTGATGGATTTCCAGTTGATTGAGCGCGATCTCTATGCCCTGTGTAAACGGCTGAACGTCCGTGGAATTGTCTACGACTCAACCTATGCCGAAGACATCACAAGCGTGCTCCAGAGCGGCAGGACCAATCCTGACACCGGAGAACAACTGGTTGAAGGATTGGGCGTGGCCCGAATGGCAATGAGCCAGGGCTATTTGACCCAGGCCGGTCCCACGGTGGATTTCGAGAATGAGGTCCAGGGGAAAAAACTGCGGCATCCGAACCACGGCGTTCTTAACTGGCAGATGACCCACGCGACCACCAAGGCCGACTCGAACGGCAACATCAAAATACTCAAGCCAGGCCGGCAAGACATCCGCACGGTCGATGTCGTGCAAGCGGCGATCATGGCACGCTGGGGCGCACTGGACTGTCAAGAATGGACACTGGAATACGGCACCTACTACGAAGACAACCCGATGGAGTTTGCATGACTGCTCGCCGGATCGCCTCGGATGCCCTTTGCCTGATTGGGATTATTGCTACACTCAGTGGTATCGGGCTGTTCGACTACCGACTACTGATAGCGGTCGCTGGAGTCATCGCCCTGATCGCCGGCCTGCGTATCCACCGAGGGATCGACGAATGATCGCAGAATTCGTGTCCGACATAATCAGTCCGCGCGCCCGTACCGTGGCGAGGCCCAGCAACAACCTCGAGAATCCAGCGATCAACCTGAACGATCCAGACACCTGGGATTCATTGTTGGGGGGCACGCGAACGGACGCAGGGGTCAAGGTGTCCCACCAGGGTGCAGTGGCTCTCCCGGCTGTCATGCAAGCCGTCCAGGTCATCTCTGGAGACGTTGCCTGTGCCACACTGATGCCCTACAAGCGCGACCTCGAAACCGACCACGGTACACGCGACTACACGCACTGGACATACCACTACGTCGCGTGCCAGGCGAACGAACTGACGCCGGCATTTCAGCTGTGGCGGCGAGCGATGGTGCATGCACTGATCTGGGGGAATGCGTGGATCTGGATCGACCGTCCGTTTGGCCGGCTCAACCCGAGAAGCGAGATTGAGGGCTTGTACACCCTGATGCCCGACAGAACGTATCCAATGCTCGATCCGAGCTATCCAGAGGGCTACAAAATCGTAACCGAGGTGACCAATTACGACGTGCCCCAGTTGCCTGGTCAACGCGAGACGGAACTCAAGGAGTTCGATCCACGCTCCGTGCTGCACATATCGGGAGTCGGCTACGATACCGTGATGGGAATCGACATGACGGCTGCCGCGCGTGAGTCCTGGGGACTCGCCCTGGCAGCCGAGGGATTCCTGAGCAAATTCTTCGGACGGGGAGCACAGACAGGCGGCATCCTTGAGGTGCCGGTCACGATGTCTCCGAAGGCACAGGCCGGCGTAGTTGAGGGGTGGCAAAAACGAGAGGGGTCCGACAATTGGTTTAAGACGGCCATCTTACGGGACGGGGCCAAATTCCACTCTGTCACCGTCGATCCACAGTCGTCTCAGATGCACCTGGTGCGCGAAGATCAGGTCCGCGACACCGCACGGTTCTTCAATCTGCACCCAAGCAAACTCGGCCTGTCGGACTCGGTATCGTACAACTCGCAGGAGCAGTCACAGAAGGATCACGTTTCGTCGTGCCTGCACCCCTGGTTCAAGGCGATCTCCAGCGAGTGCGACATCAAACTGTTGACGCCGCGAAATCTACGCGGCCGGCTGCAGTATTTCAGCCACGACACAGCCGAACTGGTTACTCCCGATATCCAGACCCAGACCGAGGTATTGTCCAAGCAGATCGAGGCCACGATCATCAATCCAAACGAAGCCAGGCGCGTTCTGAAGCGGCCGCCCAGGCCAGGCGGCGAGGAGTACGGAAATCCGAACACGTCCAGCCCGCACGACGATCCGCCCGAGGATGATCCGCCCGAGGATGACGAGGCTGAATACGACTCACCCGACGAGGGCGATGAAGAGACGGACGAGGACGAGTACGTCGAACAGCAGATCGCCAGGGCCGAAGCGACCTCAGCCGTCTACGATGGTCGAACCGCCGCAATCGAGAGCGTAGTGCGCGAGCAGATCACGCGGGCGAGCAACGCGATCACGAAATACGTCAAGCAACTCGCGAAGAAACCAGAGAAGCTCGAAGCGTGGGCAACAGACCCGGCCAAATCAGCGGACAAATTCGACGAGATCTGCGAGACATCGTGCGAGTTACTGGACGCTCACCTGGGCGTAGACCGCACCCTGGAGAATCTCAGGACCGAGTATCTGGCCGCATTGATCGATCAGTGTCGAGCACCGTTTGCCTACGACGCTGACAAGATTACCGCAATCGAATCCTTCCATGATCTGCACGTCCCAGACCTGCTGAATGGATGGATGAATGGATATTTCCGCAACGGAGAACCGACATGATGGCGCAATGGCTGAGAAATAACGTGGACCCCAAGCTGATTGCGGCCGCACGAGAAATCGAGGGCGATTGGCCCATCGGTATCCGCGCCGAACAATCGGACGAGGGTCCGATCGAGGTTCTGATCCACGGAGTGATCGGTGACCCGTGGGAAGAGTTGGATTCCTCGTCGTTCGCCCAATTCTTGTCGCAGAATGACGATCGGGACATCCACCTGAGGGTGAATTCGCCCGGTGGAAGCGTCTTCGACGGAATCGCGATCCATTCAGCACTCGACGCGCACAACGGTCGCGTAACAGCCACCATCGAGGGGTGCGCGGCATCCGCAGCGAGTTTCGTTGTCCTGCCGGCAGACGAAATCACGATCGTTCCGGCTGCAACCATGATGCTCCACCGCGCCCATGCGTTCGCGATTGGAAACGTAGCAGTCATGCTGGAAATGGCTGAGGTGCTGGAAAAGATCGACGGTCAGATCGCCGGGTTGTACGCCGAGGCCACCGGCAAGAGTCGCGCCACAGCGATGGAGTGGATGACCGGCCCAGCCGATCGGGACGGAACCTGGTTCACCGCCGAAGAGGCACTCACCGCCGGCCTGGTCGATAGCATCCGTGGTGCAAAAGACGACGACGATAGCGATGATGATGACGACGAAGACATGGAGACGGCTCACTACGAGCAGCAGTTGGCTGATCGCAAGAAGAAGATGGCCCAGCGTGCCAGAATGGTCCGTGCGCGACTAGTTGCTATTGACGCCACAGACTGACGCCCGCTACATTCGCAATCAGTGACCGCGACTCAGTTCGCAGTTGCCCGTTTAAACAGGCAAGACACAGACTCAGTTCTGCAAAACGCCATTGGTGTTTCATGTGCCGCCGAGGCACAAGGCAGAATTTAGGAGTCTGGACAATGGTCACAGTTGTATGCACAACCGAACGACAAGATCTGCACGAAGAGCGGTCCAAAATCGCCGTTAGCATTCGTGAACTGGCAGACCGCCAGGACGAGTGGACGTCGGAAGACGAAATGCAGTGGGACCGCGTCAACAAAGCCTACGATGCAGTGAACGACAAGCTCACCGCTGCTGTTGCGGCTGAGACGCGAATCAAGGGCATCGAAGATCGCATCGAGCAGGTAAACCGCGAAGCGGACGATCGCGGGTTCCAGCCGCTGGCTCAAACCGTGCAGTCGCAGCGGGCTGATGGCGCCCAAACGCGATTGCTCCGCGCTGCGGACAGCGGTCCCTGTGCGGGATGGGATCTGGAGCGAATGAAGAACACGGCGGTGGACGCCTGGTTTGCCAATCAAATCGACAGTTCCGCAGTCACGGAAACGCAGGCCGCAGCGGCCGAACTGGTCGGGATGAACCTCAACTCGCGGTATCTCGATTTCAAGCTGGGTGCGGACTACAAGGACATCCAGCGTGCGTTCAATTCCTTCAATGGTGGTCGCCAGCATGCGCAGCAACTGGATGCGATCAAGAACTCGCTGAACACGGGTGCCACCAGTGGTGGTGACGACCTGATCGGTGAGACGTACATCGCTCGCCTTGAGCAAGAGTTGCTCGCCTTCGGCGGCATGCTCCAGGTTGCGGACATCCTCCGCACACCGAACGGCAATCCGCTGCGGTGGCCGACCGCTTCTGACGTGTCGAATACCGGCCGCCAGATCGGTGAAGAGGTGCCTGTCGTCGCTACGGATCCGTCGTTCAGTATCTTCACACTGGGGAGCTGGAAATTCAGCAGCGACGAAATTCTCGTCAGTTCTGAATTGCTCAACCAGTCGGAGGTTCCGCTGGGCACGATCCTGCCGTCGATGCTCTCCGAACGTCTCGCACGGCGTCTGAATCTTGGGATGACGACAGGCGCGGGGACCACGACTATCTCTGGCCTGATCACAGGTGCGAGTCAGGGTCACACCGCAACTGGAGGTGCTCTCGCCTTCGATGACGTGATAGATCTGGAAGCTGCGGTCGATCCTGCGTACCGCACAGGACCATCGGTCGGATACATGTGCTCTGACGCCATCCGAACGATCCTCCGCAAACTGAAGGCGTCTGGCACAGGTGAATACCTGTGGTCGTCGGGAGTGCAATCCGGCGACGGAGAGACACTGAATTTGTACCCGTTGACCGTGAACCAGAACATGGCGACGGTGCAGACCACGGGTGCGAAGCCATTGGTCTTCGGTCGGTTCAGCAACTACAAGGCCCGCATGGTCAACGTCGTTCGCATGTACCGCTTAACCGAGCGCCATCGCGAAAACGACCAGGACGCCTTCCTCGCATTCAGTGAGGCAGACGGCAAATTGCTGGATCCGTCCGGTGGTAGCAACTCGCCCGTTCAGTACCTGGAAATGACCTGATCCACGCAATCGTTCGCGGACCAGAACACATACATTCACGATAAGGAGCGACCACATGGTCGATACATTGCAAAGACTGAAGGTTCACACGATTGCGGCTGCTGCGGCGAACCAAACGATCTCGGATCTGGAGTCGCTGAACGGAAACGTCATCTACATCGACGCCGGTGGTGGTGCCATCGATTTGACGCTGCCGCCCGAAGCGAACGCAGCTGGGATCTGCATTCACATTTTTAACACGAGTGACGCAGCCGAGGCCATCACCGTGAAAGATGATGGTGCGAGTACCATCATCGTGCTTGCACAAGACGAGGGTGGGTTTGTCGCGTGCGACGGCACCACCTGGCACGGCTACGTCGGCGCTGAAACGTAAAGGGGTTGGTGTGAGACTGCGCGGCGGGAATCCTCGCCGTTTCCTCGCCGCGCAGTCTGCAGTTTGTTCTTGGACATCGACCATGGCAAAAAAACGCCGGCCCAAACGCAAACCTTCAACCGTGCGGGTTGAGTTCCTCAAGCATGTGTCGCGCCACGTTCAGCGGATCCCCGGCGACACGTCGAGCGGTGTGATCCAGTTTTGGCACCAGGAGGGATCGATCATCGATCTGGACCGAACGACCGCACGCGGAATGGTCGCAGCTGGGCGTGTCCGCATTGTGAAGGACGACGACGAATGTCAATCCTGACCGTTCCAGTGAAGACCGCCGGGCCATCAGCGTGGCCTGTGGGCATCGATGAAATAAAGGATCAGTTGCGCGTCACGACTCGCGATGAAGATGCCCTGATTTCCCGATACGTCGCCTCGTCGATCGAACTCGCGGAAGAGTATCTCTGGAGGCAAATTGGCGCGGCGAAATACCGTCTGTCGATGAAGAGGTTCCCGCAGGGGCGATACGGTAAATTGAGTGTATTCAATCGCGCGGACAACGATATCGAGCTACAGAGATGCCCCGTCCTGGCCGTTGACTCAATCACCTATCTCGATACCGATGGTGCCAGGCAGACACTGGCGACCTCGAAATATGATGTTGCCGTTGGCGAACAGTTCGAGCCGGCACTACTCTCACCAGCGTATGGATTATCCTGGCCGGCAGTCCGCAAACAAGCCGACGCGGTTGTGGTCACGTTCACAGCTGGATACGGCGTCCCTTGCACCGTGGACGCATCGAACGACACATTCACAACGGATGGTATTCACAATTTCAGCGACGATGATACGGTGCGTGTCTGGGCGCTCTCAGCGCTCGAAGAATCGACCGGGCTGACCGAGTACACGTCGTACTACGTGGTCTCAGCCAGCGGGTCGGATTTCAAGCTATCCCTCACGTCTGGTGGTTCTGCAATCGATGTATCGGGTGAATCGCCAAATCAGATGTTCGTGGGGTCACCGATCCCCGAGCGACTGGTCAACGCGATTCAAATGCTGAGCGGGCACTACTACAAGACCCGCTGTGCCGATCCCGATGCCCACGATCAACATGACCCCGGTGTTCTGTCGTTCCAGTCTCTGCTCGATTCTTGCGGGTGGACCGGCCCGGTTGTGAGGTAATACATGCCGGTTTGTAGCCTAAAAGATCCGTCGAGACGGGACGTCCTGATCCGGTTCCGCGAACCAGCGGTTGCGGTCAACGCGATCGGTGAAGTGGACGTTCATGTCACAACGCAGGACACGCTGAAAGCCTGGGGCACCGTGCGGTCGAAGAGCAGCAAAGAGGTCTACTTCGTTAATCAATCGCACGGTCAGGCCGACGTGGTTGTTGAGTGCGACTACACCACGGAACTGGCGGAGGTCGAATCGTCGTGGTCCATGGTGGTTGCCGGCGATGTCTATGAATTGACCGGCAAGCCTGAGAACATCGACTACGCGAACCGTGAGTTCCGCTTCGTTGGTCGCGCGACGGAGGGCATGTGATGAGTCGATGGGCTGTTGGTCACGAACGTCCGAGTTATCGCGGTCTGCAACGCTTGCAACGTAGGTGGGCGCGGGGGTTCGGCGGCCCTTCACCCGTGGACACGATCCCGCGCCGGCACATAGGTTGGAATAAAATTTTGGGTGATGGATACCCATCGCACGCGGAGCTTGAGGCGGAAATAGCGAGAATGACGAGCGTTGGCAATCTCTTCCGTCGGGGACTACTCAGGATCGAGGTGCATGAGATTGGACTAGGATCGCTCGTAACGGAGTTGAAGAAATGGCCGACGAAGAACCAGTCAAATGTACTCAGGGCGGCAGTGGCGGCAGGGACAAAGGTTATAGCTAAAAGCAAGAAGGCTACACCATCGGTCACGGCAATCTACCGTCGAGTGGTAAAAAACAGAACCGGAGCGTTAGAAGCATCTCTGGGGACACAATACACAGCACCACGTATCCTGTCGCGCGGAGCGGCGTTCCAGAAATTCCGTTCTCGAGTCGCGGCACCAGCAGCGGTCGCGGCTGGTGGTCGCATCCCCGATGA